TTTGTTGCAAAGTAAGTATTAACAACAATGTCAAACTCATTAAACCGATCTTTATATAAACTTTGATCGGCTGAATTTACAAGTACAAACTTTACCTTCTCGTTCGTTGATCGCGATTGAAAAACACAGAGGAAGTTAGCATCCAATATGGTCTGCTTCTCCTTTAATGTCAGATAAATTGTATCCGTAGTGCCTTTGGTAAACTTTATCATTCTTTAATAAATACCATTAAATAAAAACGCCCGCCTATTTAAGGCAGGCGCTTAACCATTAATCATCTAAACTTAACCAGGCGTTTGTAAAGCATTGGCAATAGAGCTATTAACTTCATAAAGTTGATCCGGCTCTTTACCTACAAATACAAGACTATATCCGGAACGATCACCGAAAGCTGTACCGCTTCCGCTTGTAGATCCTGACATATCCAAACCTCTTTCTTTACCTAACATCCAATACTTGTTATTATTATCCTTAACAACTGCAATAAGAATGTTTTGAGCTAATAATTTAAGCTCCGTATTGATGGAAGCTGAAAGCTTGTTAACTACGATTGTTAAGTTTTGCTCAAAGAACAAAGTACCATTTTCTGTTGATACTGTTGGATTGTGAGTAAATGAGCCGGTCTCTTTTGGAAGTTCATACTTCCAGAATCTTTTTCCGGATGCTTTAGTTAGTCCGGTTACTACACCTGAAGCACTTGCCATTGAGCTGACATTAGCCAATTCAATAAAGTAAACTTCGGTAATACCGCCGGCTGAATCTTTACAATCTAAACTATATCCTTGTGTTAATGCGCAGGGCATATTTATCTATTTTAAAAAGGGCGGCTATTGACCGCCCTCGTTATTAATTAATTACGCTTCGAACTTAACGATCTCGTCAGGGAATGCGAACTGAATCCCGATTTTGAAAGATGCGCTGAACTTAACGTTCCTGTCATCCTGAGAATACCACATCTCAAAGTTGTCCTCTTCACCTTGAAGGTCAACACCCATGAAGATGTTTGACATTCTGAATGCATAGATGTCATTAGTACCATTCAATCCATGTACAGGGATTACCTTGTAAGATGTACCGGGAACGATGAACTCAGATGAAGGAGCATTACCATTGCTTCCGGGATTGTAGTGATACAAGTTCAGATCAACATACTTCTGGATAAGCAGATTGTAAACATCCCATCCTACGAAGATGCGAACATCAGTCTTGCCTTTTACTCCATTAGGAAGAGCATTGATAACTGCAAGCACAGACTTCTGAGCTTTATCCATTGTATCAATTGCAGTAATAGGAGCGCCGGTACCGTAGAAGCCAGTTACGTTAGCATTTACGACACTACCGCCAGCATCAGCAACTAATTGGCGGATACCTTTAAACTTATTCAAAAGACCATTAGATCCACCAAACCCGCTACCTGTTGCGGTCCAAATAGCAACCTCCAAAGCTTCTGCAATCTTACCAGCTTTGCGGCTTGTATATTCTTGAGCGAAGATCATGCTGTCATAGTTAGATCCAGCAGGCAGTGCCTTTTGTAAATAGTAAGCTTCCAGATCTTTAGGGCAAAGGATCTCTTGTGTTTTAACTTTACCAACTGTCAAAGTACGCTGAGTGAACTCAGTTGTGCCAGAAGCAGAAAACCCGCAAGAGCTGTCATCTTGGAAGAATACATCGGTATCCATGCGGTTAACGGTCTGAGAAGATTTCACACCTGTCATTACGTTACCTTCGGAAAGGATAAGCTGTTGAGTACGTGCCTCAAACAGCGAAGCAGTTACGAGCTGCTGCTCGTTTTGTTCTGTGTAAGCCGTAAGGCCTGTTACTAAAAAAGCCATCTTTTGTTATTTTTTAAATTGTGAAACGAATTGAGAATACGAACGAATTTTATCTTCTTTTGTAGAAGCTGAATGTTTTTTGAAACCATTTGGAACTTCGGCCGGCTCTTGTGAAGGCACGTTAACCAAAGTTTCAACCAAAGCAATCAAAGCCTGTAAACCTTCCTGAGCTTTTGCAGATGCTTCTTTTAATGCTGAATAATCAACCTCGAAAGCGCTCATCTTATTTTTCCCGGCATTTAACTCCTCTTCGATCTTTGCAATCTTTTCTTTCATCTCTTCCATATCCGGTTTCTTATCTTCCGCGCTTTCAATCTCGATCTCTACTTTGTCATCTTCAACTTCTTTAGGCTTTATTTCTGCAATCACACCACCCTCACCTAAAACAATCATAGTCCCATCAGCAAGTGTATGTTCGCCAACAGGGGCAGGTGTACCATCTTCCAATGTTACAACACCGCCAACCTCTAATTTATCAATCAGTATCTTAGTGCCATCTTCCAAAGAATAGGAAGGAGCTGGAGCTGTTTCTTCTTGAAACACCAGCTTTTTAACTTCTTGTAATAATTCGATCGGACTTTTCATAATCATATATACTTATGTTTTAATTTATTCCCCATTTTACTTTGAAACCAATGCCTCAAAAGACTTTCGCCTCGTTTCGTTTATTTCGTGAAAGTTGTAATATTTACAACAATATTCATGCAGCTTTGCCCCCTGTTCATCCCGTAACCCCTTATCATTTACAAGTCGGTTAATATGCTTATTCCAGTCGACCCTATCATATACGTAATTGACCACATCATCTGGGAAGTCTAAGTAAGGATGGACCGCGCTAACCACCACCGGCACCGCCTTACCGGCTGCCTCCAATATTTTGATATTTGACTTGTACTTATTAAAGTTATTTTTAACCAAAGGTATCAGCATGATGTCGGCATATTTGAAAAGCTCATAATATTCAAACACCTCTTTGCCACGCATCAAAGTATATGGTAACCGCTTATCCGCTGTGAAATAATTAGCCATGCGCCCCCAATAATACCTTTCCGTTTCGTTTGAATCGGCATAGCCACCCAAAACCATCTGTACATTACCTTCAACTCTTTTCATAGGCGCTTCAAGTATCTTCAAATCCTGATCATGCGTAATGCCGCCCGCCCAGAATATCTTAACGGCATCAGTAGCTACACGTTCACCATTGAACTGCCCTTGTCCATAAGGTATCGAATTAGGTACCACTATGACATTATGATTATGGACCGCAACCGCCTCCGCTAATCTATAATGCGTACATGTGACCATATCCGCCTCCCTCATATATCTTATCAGCTTTGATGCGAACCCAGTAGCATTAAATGAATCAAACATCAAATGGTCATGATTAAGTATCCAATAATCATCTACATCAACCACCAACTTAAAACCGTATTTTTTGCGTAGATCAATCAGGTCATCCTTTTCCCATACCCGATTCACAAATACAATATCATATTTCTTTTCCGCTAATTCCTCTTCCGTTATGGTATCTGTAATTCTGCCATATTCTTTCGGCATAAATGAAACGGGAAGCATAAGCCGATGGTAACCGCATCCGCTGAACTTTTGCGTCAATACTAAAATTTTCATGTTTGTTTGTTTGGTTATAAAAATATCTGGACTGTTTCACCTTGTATTAACGTGCCATTATTAAACGTTATGGTCCGCGTCGACCAATCAAAGCTTATGTATCTTTTATCCAATACCGGAACATAAGTAAGCAATAACCCATCAATAAACACCGAAGGAGGGTTAGCGAATGCATCATTTTGATAAGTAGTATCTCCCGGCTCAATAGGCGAAAAACCCTTTTCAGCAACAAAGTCCAAATATGGCTGTATCGCTATCAATCCTAATGGTATCGGCTGCAGATTCGCGCTCATGTTTATATATACCAAAAAGAAACCCCAGCCGTAGAAACAGCCGGGGATGTCCACTTAACCAAACAATGAAAAACCAAACCTAAATGTCAGCCAATAGCTCACGAAGTTTTGCTATAATCTCATCAGCACTTTTGCGCATCTTTATTTCTGTCATGTCAAACATACCCTCCACGCTAAACCCTTTAAACGTTCCATCCTTTACCTTTGCCCACGTCTCATCATTTTCAACCTTTGCACCTAAAAACCATGTCCCATCAGGTAAATTTTCAAACTGCTTCATTTTCGGGATGCCTTTACTTTCGTCTGCTATCCATGATTGAAAGAATGTAATACCATCGACCGCCTTAGCATGCATCTCATTGGCATTCTGCTGAAACCCTTTTGCATAAAACTTTAAAGCAATAGTTTCAATGGTTTTCTTATCAAAGAATACATAATATTCGCCTGCTTCATCATTTCGGTAAATAGGTAGGTCAGGGATCATGGCAGGGCCGACAACGATACGCTCTTCGTCATTCACCACCGCGAATGATTGCATCTTTTGCTTATCTATCTGTTCCAATTTACGCTGCGCCCATTCAATACCAGCATCACCTCCCCACGCTAACCACATCAGCCGGCCACATCCATCTCCTAACTCCTTTTGGCTATTTTGCCGATGTCTTTCAAAGGCTGCCATACGTGCGATCGTATCCCTACTGATCGGCTCTCCTTTTGCTAATTGGTTTGCCCTTGCTTTCCCGACAGGCGTTCCGCATTCACCCCATCCATTCTCTTCGGCCCATCTCAAAGCTATCTTTGCATTTTCGCTTGCTGCTTTTGGGTAATCAGAATAGCTTTCCTGGAATGACTGACTTTTGTTTTCCCATTTGCTATAACAGATAGCTGCTGCCTGATCTTCATCTTTGCCCTCGCCTATCATATACGATATGCAGCGCGGAATGAACTCATCTTCCCTTTCGTTTTTGTTAGGCTCAACAAATAACTGTTTATTGAACGCAAAAAAGTTTTCACCGATGGCCGGTATGTCAACCAATGCTACCGCGTTCACTTCCTGTATAGCTTCCTCATTTTCTTTGATGGTCAGCTTAAATAATGGTAAATTCATATAATTTTATTTTTAAGGTCTACCTGTAACTCTTCTTATAAATGCATCCATACCGCCAACGGATGAGCTTCTTTCTAAATACGCGTTTCTTTGTTCTGTATTTTGAATGTCACTATTTAACACATAAGCTCTTATCCCCTGATTGTTTAAATTATTAATCGCTTGTGCGTTTAATGCCTGAGCGGTTACCGATGCTGATGGCATAGCTGACATAGGAGCTGCGCCACCACCGGACACCTCGACACCGCCACCGCCTACCGCACCTGCACCGCCACCCCCTTTAAATTTGGCTATTGATGCCCCTGCTATCTGTGCAATACCAACGGCAGCCGCAATCTTTAACCCCGCAATCTGTTTGGCAGCCGATGCCGCTGCAAGTACGAACGCCGGGTTAGGAGCTACCCCTATAAAGGGAGGCACAGCCGCAAGTCCTGCTTTTGCAGCTACAATGCCGCGCGCCGTATCTGCTATTATTCGAGCAATCTCTAAGCCTTTCTGTACTGCAAATATTATGTTTGCGATTTTCTCATTGCGGCCAGCTAATGATGCCAACAGATCTAACCCTGCCTGTGCTGCATTAAATCTTTGATTCTGTAATTCAATTTCAGCATTTAGCAAAGCCTGATTTTGTTCCGCAACCATTTTGAGCGTATTCTCATCGGCCGCTTTCAATCTTTCGGCTTCCTCATTTTCTTTTGCTAATTTCGCCTCTTGTGCTTTTTTATCTGCTTCGTCTTGTATCGCTTTATATTTATCCCTAATAGCTTTTAGCTCGATCTCCTTTTGTTCTTCAATACCTGTCAAGTCCGTTTTGCCGGCAAGCTCCAAAGTCTTTTTTCTTTCATTAAAGGCACGTATCGCATCTTCCTCCTCCCTTTGTCTTTCAGTTAATTTAGCGCGTCTTGCATCATCTATAACCTTTGCAGCGGCCGCCTGCTTTTCGGCTTCTTTTTTAGCATCATCTTCATTTTTCTTTGCCCTGTCATCAGAATTCTTTTTATCAATAGCTTTCCTTTGTATTTCAAAGCCATCCCTTTGATTACGCAATTGTGACAATGCTTTCTCTTGTTCTTCAAGTGACTTTTTACCTTCGGCCTCAATCTCTTTAGGGTCAAAAACAAATGAAGATATGCCGCCATAGAATTTATTGTATAAATCAAAGTTTTTACCAACAGCATCACCTATTAAATCAATGCCCTTTAATAATGAAGCAAGCGGCGCTGATATAAACGTTAATATACCTTGCAGGATATCTTTATTCCTTTGCGCTGCTTCTATCTGAGCTTTTAGCGTTATTTCATTTTGCTTTATCTGAGCTTCCGTCGCGGCTATAACTTCATCAGTTGCCTTAATCTTTAAATTAAGAATCTCCCTTTCGCTTTTGCCCTGAAGCTTTAAACTATTTTCCTGTAAACCTAAAACCTCAAGCTCTTTTTGCGCTGTTTTTAATTTTGCAGCTGCATCAGCATTAAGCTTTTGTTGCTCTTCACTTACGCCGCTTACCGCCGCTTTTATTTCATCCCAGTAGGCCACAATGGTACCCAAAGCAACAACCAACAACCCTATCCCTGTTGATCCGATGGCCGCCTTAATACCATTTAAAGCGTTAACCGCTACGGCCTTTAAATTCTTAAAAGCCTGGCCTAAATCTCCAAGCTGCTCAAGTCCTTGCGATATAGCTAAGGCCGCCTGTACTTTTAATAGACTTTTCTGCAGGTCTTCACTTTCATTCCCCAGCAATACCATTGCCCCTTGTACTGCTGAAAACCCACCGGCCACAGCTCCGAGCGTTTGCCCTAATGCTTTAAACCTTGCATCCGGATTAAAGGCATCCGCAAGCGATTTGGCATCCCCTATGGCATCTTTTAATTCTGCCACTCGCTTCGCTGCTGCAATAGCTTCCTTTGATGTACTCCCAAACTTTTCATTCATAGCAACAAGATCAGCCGTAGCCGCCCTTAATTGTTGCTTCATGTTACCGACCGACTGAACATCTACTTCAACCGTTGCCCCTATAACTGTGTTAGCCATTATTTATTATTTTTAAAAGTTCAACCTTTACAAGTTCATTATTCGTGTAATCAAAGTCCTCAATCTTATTTAACCTAAATCTTATGCCGTCAATCATGACCGCTTTGCTGAAATCCAACTGGGCAATATCTAAAGGTGTTAAATGTACAAAGCAGCTCAATATCTTACTATCTTTATCGGCTATCTCGGATATGTACTCACTCCAATAATCATTAAATAAATTATTTGATGTATAGCTATTAGGATCGAAGTATATCTCAGACGCTGCCCCGAAGTTGATATCCTTTGTTGGGTTAATAGGGTCATCAAAGTGGCCGGCATATCCGTAAACAATAAGCGATGCGCCTAAATTCGGTGAAGTTGGCGTTTTACCATTCCTTATATTCCAACTTGAACAGCTCACCTTTTTGGCCATTAATATGCGGATATTGCTATCTACAAGCTCTTCTTGATCGACTGAATTTCCTTTACTTCGTTTGTAAATGGCCGGCAAAACTTTATCAGTCCCGTTATATTGTACCAAAGGAGAAGGTGAAAAACCCACGTCAATGGTCTGCTTATCCTTTGCGAATTGAAAGGCCGTATCTTCTAACCTGTCACCATACGACTGATTGTATTTCTTTTTATAACCATCATTATAAAAGTCGCTATCCTCTTTAAACCTATATTCAAAGAATCTACCATTCAGCATGCCCATTGGTTTTATCTGCCATGCCTTATCCCTTGCCACCTTATATGTCCAGTCTATTGTGTCAGTCCCGTAGTAATCAATGTACGGCTCAATGATCAGGTGATTAGATTTTTCTTTATCTTCTGTTACGTACAAATTAAACATCTTTATAATCCATGTAAAGAAGTCTTTTTGCATAATGCCCTTCGGTATGGTTTGAGAAATCTCAATGGCACCATTTAAAGTAATTTCTACCCAAGGGTTAGATGAATTAAATATTCTAAATGTTAGCTCATCATATATTACGCTGACCGCCTCAACCTCCGGATAAATAAGCCGTATTGTAATAACATCATTGGTGACTACGGATATGGTTCCCGTTTCTTCATATACGAACTGCTGCCCGTTAATCTCTGACATACCTTGTGTGTAAACCACCACGCCATTCTTCCTTATCTCAAA